CACAAACAGAACACTCAAGCTCAAGCTTCTTGGTTTTACCTCTATTTCTAGAACTTCTTTTTCTGTCTGAAGAAAACTCTTCTTCGCCTTCTAGTTGAAAGCTACCATCGTCAACCCATTTATTCTTCTTGGCTTTCACCGGATTTCTCCTTGTAGAATCATTTATCTTTCTAGTAACAGTAAAATCTTCATTTACTTCTATATTAGAAGAGGCTATCTCTTCTTTTTGTTCGGGTTCTTCTTTTGTTTCTACACCCATCGTATCACCGATAGTTTTAAACACCTGTTGAAATTGAGACATTTGCTCTGGGCTAAGTGATTCAATAAAATTAGCCATATCTTCTGAATTCATTTTCTTTTACCTTTTTCAAATAGTATGTCAGCCTTCCTTCTTATATTATACTCTCTAGACTTGATATTTTCAAGCCTTCCTTGAGCAGTTATTTTCCAGTCATTAATTTTTCTCGCTAGATCGTCATTTCTAAGAATAGTAGCCACCTTGGTTTCGTGCTTGGCGTATGTATCCCAGACACCACTACTTATCAATTCAGATATAATACTTTGAAGAGAGTTCTCGCACCACCGTATTACGTTTTCGCAGTTGGCGCGTTCTGAACCTACGTGATCTACGTACTGCATTAGTTGGTAAGCATGACCAAAACATTCTTCCTGAGTTAACTTTTGCATACCATCTAAAGAAAGCGTTTCTGCTATGGCGAACTCTGGGTTAAACTTTGTTGGCGTTATGTTTTTAGCGGTTATGTAATTTTCAATACCATCTAAAAACTCTTTCAATCTTTCAGCGGCTGTCAATTTGTTTTCTCCAATCTTCTATACTTTCTGAATACTTTAATACAATTAAATCTATTTTGTTTAAGTTACACCAATCTTCTTTTACACTATCTCTTTTCAAAGAGGTTAAGAATCCGGCTTTAGTTTTATGAAAAAACTTACAAAATTCGTAGTGCTGTTGCCCATGAACCTCTATCCCTAATGACAAGTTGGGTATGAAAAAATCCAAGAACAATACAGATTTTTTACTAGGACACCTAGAACCCGGAAGTTTTACCTCTTCTAATATAGAATAACCAGAAAACATTTCATGTAACAGATCTCTTGCTACCATATGATAGCGAGATTTCTTTGTTTTGTCATCTTTTTTTATAATATATTTTTTAAGGTCTAGATTGTAGCCTCTACCGTTTAAACCCGTAACTTTCATAGAACACTTTTGATTTCATCGTACAGAAACTCTTGTATCTCTTTGTTCTCTTTTATGAATTTACTCAGGTTCGCCATACCTTGAAACTTAAAGAATTTCTCTAGAGCTTCTTGATTTTTTGCGTCTACTTCGTGTTTTTTCAGTAGCGATAAAATTCTTTTGTCTTCAGATCCTATAGCAGATGATACGGTGTACCAAGCGCCAGCTTGTTTAATAAAGGTTAGTTCGTTTGCTATTTCACAAAGTTCTCTAACCTCATCAATGCCTGTTCCATACTTGATATAGGATACAGCGTTTGAGTTAGGTTTACCTCCAGACGCAGAGGTTTTTACTAGCCAGTTAGCAACCTGACCTACATCGTGACCATTCTCGTCTGTCTCTTCCCACTTGCCCCTGTGGGTAATTACCATGTTGGTTCCAGCTTGATACTGAATCATGTTTCCTCCATCTGCCATTTTAGCGGGCGACCATCTTGAACCCCCTGTGTTAGCTATGTTGTGCAAGATGCAAACCAGCATAGCTCTTGTTCTTGAAACATCATTAGAAATTCTTTTGAAAAACATGGAGTTTAGGCGAGGTAACTGATTCCTGACACCTGTCCGAATCTCACCATCTAATTCGTCTTGGGGGACCATGCTAGAAGATGAGTCTACAATTCCAAAGAAATCTGGTGTATTTTTGACGTAGGTTTCTATTACATTTAAAAAGGTTTCTGCTGACACTACAGGTTGAGCATCTGTAGCTTGGACAATCTTAATTTTTTCTACATCTAAACCTTTAATACCTTTGAAGTTTTCTTTTGTTAGCCTACCCTCTGTATTAAAATAGACAACAGTTTTGCCTGCTTGTTGAGCCTTTGCCGCAGCATAAAGCGCCGTGGTTGTTTTTCCGGTCTTGGGGTCGCCAGCCATCAAGGTTACACTACCCTCTCTTAGTCCACCGCCTAGCGCTAGGTCTAAGGCTGGAGAGATTGATAGGGTTTGGAAATTTTCTAGATCTTTAAGCACCTTTGTGCCTTCTTCTACAATGTCTCCATATTTTTTAATAATCCCATTGCTTACAATGTCGTCTTCAAATTTATTCTTGGCTTTCTTCTTTGCCATTGTCTAATCCTCTAAGTTTGTTTAGTCCAGATTTCTTTCCGTAAGATTTCTTCCTAGTCTTTGCTTCTTTCTTTACGTCTAATTCCTGATTAGGTTTCTTGTCTTCTTCTTCTATTATTTTTTTCTGTTTAATTATTTCTGGGACAAGACGTTTGTTCTTTAGAGAGAACACGGATTTTTGATTAGCAACCGCCTTTAGTACAGCTTTCTCGCCGTACTTCTTTATTAGACTATTTGCAGCAAACATTTGCTGCTTAAAAGTCCAATCCCAAGGTTTCTTGTTCCAGAATTTATATGTAAGATTGCCTTCGTTCTTGTACTCTGCTAGGCGAAGACACATCATTTCCGCCAAATAAGAAGCGCATGTGCAATGATCACCAGTTGTTTGGTGTTTATACTTACTCTTGTCTGTTCTCTTTCGTTTTGTCATAGATGATTGCTTCTTCAAAACAGTTTTCAATTTCATCTTCATATTCTTTATCTAATACAAGTTCTGGTGTAATCCACATTTTTTTAGAGACATTAGACCCTTTTACTAAACCAATCGTGTAGTATTCTTTAGAGTCTGAGCCTAATGCACCCAGCAATGATCTAATTAAATAGACACCATCTACCGCATCGCTTATATCTATAGTAGCCTTATGAGAGCGATATTGCAAGTACAATTCTAATAAAAATAAATCTTCTTCATCACACTTGGCTTTTAACTCTCTCCATCCTTCAAATTTATCATAGTTAAATTCTTCGCCATTTGTTAGCTTACACCTAATCCAAACCGCTTGTTTATTTTTTCTATAGTCTTTCAACCATTTTTCCCTATCCATTCTATCTCCTTATGGAAGTTGTACACTCACTTCTTTTTCCTAAGAACTGTGATTTTTTTCTGAAATCATCTGAAATTGTAGATCCATTTTCTGTCATTACCGTAGAACCTCTACTGGAAGGTATTTGAGATGCTAGGTGTGTAGGCTCTTTTTTTTGTTTAGTGTCTTCTGTGTTCTTTTTCTTTTTTTGACACTTGCTGGCATAGGCTTTAACTACACTTTTTGCTCTATCTAAATCTGACGATAGTACATCTAGATCTACGTCACAGTTGTTTTCTATGTAAAATTTTTCTATCTTACTTAATGGTCCTCGTTTACTCATTTATAAATCTCCTGTTTGTCCTTGTTAAATAAATTGAATTTTTTGTTTGTAAGTAAATTAAATAAAAATCGAATGTGTCTTTTGACACTCTTTTAAGTTTTGTTTCTAAGTAATTTTCTCTAGTTGCCGCTGACCCCATAGGATCAAATGGTTGGTTTTGATAAATTTTTATTAAGTATGTTTTATCTTTTTCAGATTCTACAATTTTTGCGTATGTTTTTTCTTTACCTTGAGAAACAGTTCCGTTCTTATTAAAATCTATCTCCTTTTTTATATTTATTTCTTGCATATTTTTTGTATCTTCGTTTATGTACTTCATCTTCCCTCCATGATGTATTTAGTTTTTTGATTCTCTGACATTTTATTTATATCTTTCAAAGACTTATCTCCCTGTTTATGATGCCAAGGTTTTTCTGGTGGAGGATTCTTTTCTTTTTTCATAGCCTCCATCTCGTTTATCTTATTTTTATTGGTGCGAGTGTTCTTATCTGCAATGCTACCTATTGTGTTGCTACCCGCCATGAAACTGTGAAGCCCGCCTGTAACAACCCTGTAAAGTCCGCTTGTTCCACAAGCCTCACATTTTTTTAACTCTGGGTCTGTAACTTTTTGAAACACGTCAGTTACTTCTGCTCCACAGTCTTTGCATTCGTAATCATATATCGGCATTAATTCTCCAATCTATTTAATATATTTCCTAATATTCCGTTCCTTTGGATGTCGCTATATCCTAATCTACACACACCGACACCCTCTAGTCCATCTAACTTATCTATAATTTCTTCTAGACCACTCTTTCTGTTTAGGTCCGTTTGTCTTACGTCCCCGTTTATAATAACCTTACTGCCCTGTCCCATTCGGGTGATAAACATTTTGATTTGTTCCCAAGTACAGTTCTGTGCTTCGTCTAATATCATATATGAATTATGAAACGTAGACCCTCGCATGATTTCTAGTGGCGCATATTTAATCTTACCTTCATTACTATAGTGTCCATAGTAAGCTCTTCCAAGGAAAAACTTGAAATTTTCTTGCATTGGCAGGAGATAGGGCGCTATCTTATCGAGAAGTTCTCCCGGTAGCGACCCTATTTCCTTACCAGTACATACCAGCGGACGGGTTACAACAACTTGGTCTATGTCTTCACGGTGTAAGTGTTCTGCTGCTATGCCCGAAGCTATGAAAGACTTACCACAACCAGAGGGACCGGTACAGAATATCACATCGTTTTCTATGATTGCTCTTATATAGTCTTTTTGTCTGGCCGTTTTAGCCTCTACTATTTTAACTTTTTGTGGTGCTAAGTTTTCTTTTCTGGTTTTTCTCTTGGTCATCTGTTAGCCTTATTATTAGTGTTATGAGCCAGAACTTCCAAACCCTCCCGATCCTCTATTTGTATCGTCCAAGTTGTTTACCAACTGTAAGTCAAAATCCTCTACTTTTTGAAATACTATTTGTGCTATTCTGTCGCCTTTTTGTAACTTGTAGTCGTTATACTGAGAGTTGTATAGTATAACCCCAATATCACCTCTATAAGACGAATCTATGACGCCAGCGAACACGTCTATTCCATGTTTATACGCCATTCCAGATCTAGGCCAAATTAACCCAACGTAACCTTCTGGAATAGCCATAGCGATCCCTGTCTTAATTAGTTTATGGCAGTGTTTTTCAATTATAGCCCCATGTAAAGCATAAAGGTCGTACCCAGCGTCCGATCTGTTTGCTTTGGTTGGGACAATTGCCATGCCGTCAAGTTTTTGCACTTTTAACTGTGGCCCATTCCAACTAGGAAATGGCGCTCTATGTTTATTTTGTGATTTTCTTAACATTTTCTCTCTGGCTAATTCATCTGGATGGGTACTCATATTTCGCACTTTCCTCCTGCGCAGGCAAGCTCCTGCTCTGGTTGAACATTGTTAGTTTCCTCGATAACATTTGTAAAATCTACATCTTTATATTCACGATTCATGTCAACCCACTCTTTCCAGTTGTATACATCTTTCATGCAGTAGGTTAATTGTCTCAAGTCTC